GACGGTGCAGGTGGCTATGTAGAGATTTGGGTGTGGTAAAATGGCAATTCTTCCTGTCCGAAACCTCGGCTCTGTCGGTGTTATAACAGACGTAAGCCCCTACAACATTCCTCTCGAAGCCTACAGCACAGCATTTAATGTTCGTTTTGACGAAGGCAAAGTTTTACGTGGACCAGTGTTCCGAAGCGTCAAGGATAGCTTGGGTTTCACACCAAGATTTACTTACGGCATTGTGCCATCAACGGGCATTGACAGTGTTCTGATGCTATCTGACGATTGGGGCATCAAGGAATATCAGTCAGGAACAGTGAGTGACCGCTCTGGTTCCATCACTGGCTCTTCTGACCCCCGGCCTTATACAGCTACGAGTCTAGCTGACGTGACTTATCTTAACCGTGAAGACCGTGTTCCGGTCTATAGGCTACCCAGCGGCTTAAATTTTGCTGATTTACCAAATTGGGATTCAACATGGAGAGCAGGGGCGCTGCGGTCATACGGCGACCAATTGATTGCTCTCAATATGACTGAAGGCACTAATAATTATCCAACAAGAGTAAGGTTTTCCAACCTTACACAAGCTAACTCTGTGCCAGACTCATTTGATGAAACCGACACCACGAAGTCAGCCGGATTCAATGACCTTGTTCAAATCAAAACGGAGATAAAAGACGGCGCAACGCTTGGCACCAACTTCATTATCTACGCTTCCGACCAAGTTTGGCTGATGCAGTTTGTTGGTGGAACTTTTATACACACCTTTAGAAAATTGTTTACTGACGCTGGAATTATTAATGCCAATTGCGTGGTCGAGGTCGAGGGCCGGCATTTTGTCATGGACAACTTTGACATCTACGTACATGACGGCACATCAAAACAAAGCATTTGTGACGAGCGCACCAAAAACTTCATCTTTGGGTCACTCAATTACCAAGATGCAGACCGTTGTTTCGTTCAGCACAACCCAACGCTCAACGAAATCTACTTTTGTTACAAATCAGGTGATTCATACGTGAATTTTCCAAACGCTGACCGATGTAATCGTGCAGCAGTTTATAATTACCGCAATGACAGCTGGGCGTTTATAGACCTTCCCAACGTTAGCAGTGGTACGGTTGCAAGCATAAACTCTGTGGCAACTTATGCTACCAGCACGACAACCTATGACCTCACTGGTGGCACCTATTACCAACAGGAAGATAGTTACGCTAAACACACCTTGATGGTAGGCGAGAGCCAATCTGCCGACGGTTTGTCTAGTGATAAATTGTATGGAATTGATTTGTCGGACAATGGACAAATTGCTTTTCAATTAGATACCGAAGCCACAAAGCCAGTGTTATTAGAGCGCACAGGTTTGGATTTGGACGAGGCTGGACTTGGGGCTAGTCAATACGTTGTCTGCACGAGGATTTACCCACAGGCAAACACCACCAACCCCACCGATACTACAATGACATTCGAGTTTGGTGCGTCAGACATACCTCGCCAAACGCCAACATACAGTTCAGCCGTAACGTTCGACATTGCGACTGACCACAAAATCGATAGCCGTGCGGCAGGGCGCTATCTTTCTTACAAGATAACAATGCCAACCAATGCAGATTTTGAGCTTTCTGGCCTTGACCTCGAAGTCGTGGCGACAGGAGCAAGATAATCATGGCAGTGAGCGATAAAACCAATGTTGTCGTCCAGAGTTACATAAGAAAACAGTATCCAGTCATAGATGAGGGTATTCGCCGCTACTTCCAAGACGAGTTGGCGCGAATAGAGACAGCAATAAGGTCATTAACGATAGCAGCAACACAAGTTGCTGATGACGAACCTGACAACCCCATAAAAGGAATGGTGAGGTATGCGGTAAGCCCGTGGAACCCACTGGGCAATGGGTATGAAGGACTGGTTGTCTTTAATGGCTCATCTTGGGTTCAAGTTTAAACAATGAATGAAACACTAAAAGGAATTTTAATATGGTTTGGGGTCAAATAGCAGGGGCAGTGGTAGGCGGCTACATGGCCAACCAAGCTGCTAAAAGACAAGCCTCCGCAATCGATAGAGCCAACGCCGCAAACAATATGGGGTTCATGGACGCCCGTCCGTACATCAACGACATGTACAGAGACGGAACCGCAGCCATGAAGGACCAACTGGCAGCTGGCTACTATGGCGGCCCAACTTATGCTGGCATGAACGATATGCAAAAAGCTGGGCTGCAGAATCAATATAATTTCGGCAACACAGGTTTTGGATACGCTAATCAAATGATGGGGCAAGGCGCAAATTATGCGTCAAATTACCAAAATCTGTTTAACAAAGCAGGGCAAGACCAAATTGGAAACGCGATAAATTACGCGAACGCAAACGCACAGCCGTTGGTCGATGCAGCAATGCGTGACAGCAAAAGAAATTTAGAAGAAAACACGCTGACCAGCATTGGTTTAGGTGCTTCCGCTTCAAATAACACAAACTCGTCACGTGCAGGAGTTGCA